ACCAGATGGTAGTAACGCACAGAGACTGCTTGGTGGAGAAATGAGAATCTGTGCTCCATGGGTTGACGATTGCCCCAAGGAGTGATAGAATATAGAGATCGGGTAGGTGTCCGAGTGGTTAATGGAGGCGGACTGTAAATCCGCTGGCTCTGCCTACGGGGGTTCAAATCCCTCCCTGCCCACCTTGACGATTTTCTCAAAGACTGGTATAATATCAGAGTTGAGAGATCAACTGCGACACTTCCCTTCAGTAGGTTCAGGAGTGGCGGCGATAGGAACCTACTTTATGGGCGTATGGTGAAGTGGATTATCACACGGCTCTTCTAAAGCCTTATCTCAGGTTCGAATCCTGATACGCCTGCTTGGAGATTTATTCTCCATATATAAAAGTGATAGAGGTTAAGTCCCTGTTACATCCTTATGAGGTGTATCACACTTAATCCATCAAATGTAGGAAGTGCAACACCTCTCGCTGGTTTAGTCTGGATGATGTGAAAGGTGATTCTGTCTGCACATAGAAATCCCTCCTACCACCAATCCCCTATAGCACAATTGGCAGTGCGCGGAGCTGTTAACTCTGAGGTTGTTTGTTCGAGTCAAACTGGGGGAGTTGGAAGGACTGGAAATGTCTGGGTCTTCCATAAGAGTCGGGATCATCATATCCGACTCACTAAATCCTAAGTTTTCTTAGGTCGGGGACTTGATCACCCCCGCTCGTTGCCCTTGTAGCTCAGTGGTAGAGCGCGGCTTTTGTAAAGCCGATGTCGCAAGTTCAAATCTTGTCGGGGGCTTGACATAATACTCATTATGTCTTATACTTAACTGGCGATACAAACCAAACCCCTTCCGTGTGTGAGCGTAGTTCATTCCCAGTATAAATAATATTACGAGGAATGAACCATGCTTAAACACAAACATCATATTATTCCAAAATATAAAGGTGGATCTGATTTACCGGAAAATCTGGTTGAAGTTAGCGTAACACAACACGCTATGTTTCATTATTGTAATTGGAAATTGTGGGGAAATGATCAAGATAAAATTGCTTGGATGGCATTATCGGGTATGATATCTTGTGAAGAGGCAGTTCATCAGTCTTTGAAGTTGGGAGCAAAAATAAGAAACCAACTTCCCTGTAAAGAAGAAACAAAACAAAAAATTTCTACAAACAATAAAAAAATGTGGAAATCTTTGGCAAATGAACAAAAACAAAATAGATTAAGTGGATTTTGGAAAGGAACTCCTCCAGAAATGAGAGAAGAAATTTCTAAAAAAATACAAAAAGCAAAAGGTTCTACTGTAATATGTAAAGATCATATTACTAATGAAGAAAAGGAATTTCCAAGTTTGCAATCTGCAAGAAAGTATTATAAAATAGGAATGAGCACTATAAGACAATTAGTTGCAAATCCACAAAAAATACATAAAGGAATTTCTGCTTATTATAAAAATAATGCGTGATTGATGTAGTGGTAACATTCCTCCCTTCCAAGGAGATCTCCTCGGTTCGAATCCGTGATCACGCTTTCTTAACCAAATCTTAGTTGACATAAGACTCAAGATGCTCTAAGATACTACCCAATCTTAAGGTTTGCTTAAGATCCCCTAAATAACGAAGATTTGCTTTGTTGTAAATCTTCATATTGTCCTATAGTACATAAAACAATTTTATGAAACTCAAACAACTGATGCTTGCACCTGTTGCTCTGGGGATGGTTGCTCCTGTTGCTGCGAATGCCGCAGATCTTAACATGGCAGCAGTCAACCAATACTCCACCGAGCAGGTTACAAGCGTTTCGCAACTTTCTGATGTTCAACCTTCAGATTGGGCATATCAGGCACTCAGCAACCTCGTAGAGCGTTATGGTTGCGTTGCGGGTTATGCAAATGGCACCTTTGGTGGTGGCAAGGCAATGACCCGATATGAGGCAGCAGCACTTCTGAATGCTTGTCTTGATCGTGTGACTGAAGTGACTGATGAACTCGGTCGTCTTGCAAATGAGTTCCGTGATGAACTTACTGTAATTCAAGGACGTGTTGCCAAACTAGAAACCAAAGTTGGTGCTCTGGAAGCAACACAATTTTCCACTACAACCAAACTGAAAGGTGAAGCATCTTTCATTCTTGGTGGTGTTAACAATGCTTGGACTCCAGGATCAACTGCAAGCACGAATGTTGGTAACACTGCATTCAACTACGATCTTCGTATTAACCTGGATACTTCGTTCACTGGTAAGGATCTTCTGCGTACTCGTCTGCGTTCTGGTAATTTCTCCAGTCAACCTTTTGGTTCCAGTTCTTCACTCTTTAAACTTGACAAGGCAGAAAGCACTTCTGATGCCGTCAAGATTGACCGCTTGTACTACAGCTTCCCTGCTCTTGCTAAGGGTGTAACTCTGACTGCTGGTGCTCTGGTTCGTAACACTGAAATGACTTGGATTCCCAGTGCATACAAGTCTGATGTTCTTGACTTCTTCCAACTTGCTGGTGCTCCTGGTGTATATAACAAGGCAACTGGTGCTGGTTTCGGTGCTCAGTGGTCACAAGGTAAGAAAGGTTTCGTTGCTGGTCTGAACTATGTTGCCCAGAATGGTTCTGATTCTACCAAAGGCGAGTTTAATGAGAAGGGTGCTCTGAACACTCTTGCTCAGATTGGTTACCGTACTCCTCAGTGGGGTGCTGCTTTCGGTTATCGTTATGGTACTGAAGGAACTCGTGTCCGTACCTTTAATGGTGTTCTGGGTAGTTCTGGTGCCCTTGCTCCTGGACAAACCTCTAATGGTTATGCTCTGAGTGCTTATTGGCAACCCTCTAAGTCGGGTATCATTCCTTCTGTGAGTGGTGGTTATGGTTGGAACACCGTAAGTCTAAATGCTGAAGGTGCATCAACTCCTACTGGTGCTACTGATTCTCAGACTTGGTATGCTGGTCTTCAGTGGTCTGATGTATTTGCCAAGGGTAATTCTGCTGGTTTCGCTATCGGTCAACCTGGTAATGCTGAAGGTCTTGAAAAGGATGCAACGATGTGGGAACTGTTCTATAAGTATCGTGTAAGCGATAATATTACTGTTACTCCCGCAGTATTCTATGTGTCCAACAATCAAGCACTTGCAGACACTTCTTCCAACTATGGTGGTGTGATTCAGACTACTTTCCGTTTCTGATAATAACTACATAGTGTAAATTTGGGGGTTGACAAAACCCCCTTTTTGGCGTATTATATTTAACGAGTTAGGAGTTTTATGTCTCTTATTTCCCAACGTGATAGAGAAGTTGCTCTTGAAGCACTTGATTTTTATCTCTTCAATAAACAATTTGATTTTACTGAGGAGAAAAAAATGGAACTAAATGCTCTTATCAACTGGATTAAATTAGAATATTCTAAGAATGAAAATTAATCTCTGGTATTGTAGTGAGATGAAGCAATGGCGTTGGACATTAACTGACGACCATAGACCTATCATTAAACAAGAATCGGGTCAAAGAGAAAATCTTCGTGATGCTATGAATGATGTAGCAACTACTGTAGAATATCTGATGAGTCAATATTGACTTTTTCGGGCGATTAACTCAGCGGTTAGAGTGTCTGCTTTACACGCAGAAAGTCCACGGTTCGAATCCGTGATTGCCCATATGCAAGGTAATATAAATGGATATAAACGTTTATGATAAAAATGGAATGGTAAGTAATTCCATTGAATTGTCAGATACAATTGAATATGTTGATGGGAGAGTTAGTAAAGGAACTAATTGCTACTATAAAGGTCTTGGTATTCCATATCAGTTTCATCATATACAACCAAGTGATATGACTGATGAATATAATTTTATTAATGCATGTGATGTTTTTTATATTGGTAATTTAGTTTCTAAAAAATCATTTCTTGGAAAATATGGAATTTTTCAGGAAAAATATCAAACTCATTTTACTGATTGGATAGGTGCTTGTGGTGTAAAGGAATTAAATATTTTTGAAAACCTTTATGATGAAGGATCATTTGAAATGAGTGCTATTGATGTTTTGGAGTATCAAACCATCGATGAAAGTGAGCAGCAATACTATCTTAAAGTGGATTATCCTAAAGGAAGGGATAATTATCTTACAAATCCTGATTCTAAAAAACTTAGAAATCTTCTAGACTATATGATACAAAATGATTGGAACTTTCCTTGGGATAAAAATTCAATCAGTGATATTAATTCAGAATCTAAAGTAACTGATGTTGCAGATTTATTTAAATCTTCTGATATATCTCATAAAATAGGAACGGTTTACTCTGTTTTACATAGTTTACAGCACTCTAGTAATAATGAATATCTCGACTTTTGTAAATCAAATTCATTGATACCTTCTAATAAAATAGGTTTTATGATGAACGTTCTTATTATTCTCCAGCAGAATAATATTGACGTTAAATTTTTGTATGATAAGACACCTATTGAAACTTATAAAAAATTAGTTTTGGAATATCTGGTTGTTGGAAAAAATTGTGGTTTTTGTGGTGTTGGAAGTTGTAAAAGAAGATTGGATTCCAATCAATCTTATGGTGAAGAAATTAGAAATGAATATATTCGAAGAGCAACCCTAGAATTGAATATATAAATATTTTAAAAACTAGTATAATGGAAAAACTTTATAAGTTACTTTCTGATACTCAAGCATCGCTTTTTTTGCTGTTCCAAAAAACATGGGTTTATCATTGGCATGTTGTTGGGTCTGACTTCAAACAAATTCATGATTTGTTTGGTGAACAGTATGAAGCAATTCAGGAAGAAATTGATAGGTTATCTGAGCATATGAGATTTTTAGGTATTAAACCTATTAGTTCTCTCTCAAGAGTTTTAGAAGTTTCTGGAGTTTCTGAAGCAAAAACTAATGTTTCCTCCATGGAAATGATTAAAGATCTTCTAGAGGATCATAAAAAAATTGTTAGTATGTTTGAAGATGCTGCTGTAGAGGCAGAAGAGCAAAAATCAAGAGGAACAATTAATCTTCTTGATGATTTAAATGAATCACATGGCAAATTTATTTGGATGTTAAGATCTTTTACTGAATAAAATTTATCTTATAATAAAATGGAAAATTTAAGAATCAGATGCCGCTCCTGTGGTAAGGAGTTAGAGGGGCATCCTACAAAAACTGTAACCTGTGGTTGTCCAAATATGGCAACTATTCGAGGGGGAGTCATTTCTGCAGTTGACTTATCCAATGTAGTTATGCTAAACTCTATACATACTAAATCAAAATCTAGTGTTCTCACTAATGAAGACCTTGCCTTTCAAGAGGCAAGAAGACAACGTAAGGTAAGACGATTAGATTTTGAAGTCCGCTAAGGACTTTTATTGGAAGCGTGGCAGAGTCCGGTTTATTGCGTTTGTCTTGAAAACAAATGAGGGTAATACCTCCACTGGTTCAAATCCAGTCGCTTCCGTTACAAATATTACAAAATTTTAGATTTTTTTAATCTATATTTTTGTATCAACACAAACTTGACAGGTTGAAATTGCTGACTAGCATAACTAGTAGTATTCAATCTAAAACCCTATGGATCAGCACACCTATGATAACTGGGTGAAGATCAAGGAGACTTTTGAAGCCTCTGGGAACATGGACAATATGTTCTACAAGAGAGCAGTCGAAATAGTCAAAACCCGCAGAGATCCTCTTGCAAAGTTTCTTGGAGATGAGAAATGATGGAACCATTTGATGATGATTATGTAACTCGTACAGAAGTACAGGAGATGATCGATGCTGCAATACGACGACACAACCGTAATGCTTCTATCATTAGTATGTGCGTCGGTTGGGTGGTTCTTGCTTTATTTGCTGAGGGACTTTTAAGGTTGATTGGAGTTATTCCGCCTTTACTTCCATTTCTCAAAATTACTCTGAACTAATGGCAATAATTACAGAAGAAGATTTAAAAACATTAAACCGAATAGTTTTTCTACAAAAAATGGAAGAACTATTTGAAGAACCATCTACTTACGAGGATGAAGAAGATGATTAAAACTATAGTATCAGCGATTCTTCTTTTTTCTTCTATTGGACTTTTTGTATATTGGGGTCTTACACACGCATATCCAGAGGTTTTATGAAAGTTGGATTAATTGGGTTGGGACGCATGGGCGAAGGCATGTCTCGCCGCATGATGAAAGCAGGAATAGAAGTTTGGGGTTATAGGAGAAATTATGAAAAGGCAAACGAAGCATACGAAAAGGGATATGTGGATGGAATTGCAACTACTATTGAAAATCTTGTTAAAGTAGTCAAACAAAATAAAAAAGGCAGAACACAACCAGGAATCTTTCAGATGGTTGTACCTGCCGAAACAGTAGAGGAGACGATCAATGAGTTACTACGATATTGTGGTGAAGGAGATATTATTATTGATCATGGCAATAGCAATTTTAAGGACAGTCGGAAGAGAGCAGAACGACTTGCAAAGCAGGGCATCCAGTATATTGATTGCGGCACTAGTGGTGGTGTTTACGGTTTGGATCGTGGATACTGTCTTATGGTTGGAGGTGGAGATACTGCAGTCGCCACTTGTGCAAAGATATTCTCCGCCCTCTCCCCAGATATTCACTCCTGCCATAGAACGGATCCAACATCTGATGTGACTTCTGCTGAATATGGATGGTTGCATTGTGGTGGTCCTGGTGCAGGACA